CCATAAATTGGACATCCATCATACGACCAACCAATAATTGGTGAATGGGAATTGCTTGCAATATTAAAATCTTCTGATAATTTAGGAGTTAAGTAGTATATTCCTATATTATTCTTATTTTGATAATAATTTTCTCCAACCAATAATCCACGATCTAAAATTGTGCTCGAATATTTCGACACTTCATTGAGGGTCCAATATTTAATATTTGCTTTAAATGATGCACCAGACCCTTGATTCTTTGCTAATAGTTTTGTATATTGATCATATCCAATTCCAGAACTAATAACTTTAATTTCTGTGATTTGACCATTTACAATAACTGGATGAAGTTCTGCCCCAACACCAGATCCAATAACTTCAATATTTACTGTATTGTAATATCCACTTCCAGGGTTGAAAACAATAACTCTTACAATTTTTCCATTTGAGATAATTGGTTTGAAGGAAGCAGATTTTCCCTTAACCAAATCAATTTGTGGAGCATATTCATAGTTTAATATATTAGAACCATATTGTTCTGAGTTAACTATATTAACTTTACTTATAGATCCCTTTACTTTTGGATATAATTCTGCAGAGGATCCAATAGTTGAAATTCCTAATGTGCTTAATCTTCCAGTAATTTCAGTTCTAATTGGTGAATATGAAAAATAATGAATACTGGTAGAATTTGAAGCACTGAATATAACAGGAGTATTCAGATCTTTGGTCGATGACAATTTAAATTTATCGTCATCAATCTTGATGATATAATAATATTGTGAGGTGTTTAATATAGAATTTCCAGTATACGAATATGAAATTTCATTTCCAGAGACAAATCCATGGTTTTTGAATTCAAATATTGCATCATAATGATTAATATTTTCCTGCTTTAACGGAAGTTTCTTATATTTAAATTGAGTTTCTACATCAATAACATTAACAGAATCTATAACATTTACTAATTTTACGGAAGTAAATTTTTGAATTCCATTGCCACGAGTCCTTAAGTTTATAGTTCCAATTCCAGCAAAGGCATCCTCTTTAGTATTTGCCAATCTGAATGAAGTTCCTGCTCCAACATCAAAAATATAATAGATTGAATTATTGGAAAGAACTTCACTTCCTTCTCCAATCCCAATTGGAGTATTTCCAAAGGTTTCATAAATTACTCCATCTCCAGGGAATAATTTATGAGACTCCTCAAAAATAAATTTATTAATTGGATCTAAAGTAACGACAATATCAGAGTCATCTGCATTAAAAGAAAGTTCTCTCTGAACCTTCTTCATTTTTACTTCTGTTCTTACTGAATCATTTCCACCACCTTTTACTGTAACTATGGGAGTCTCAATGTAATCGAATCCAGAATCAATTACAGTAATTCCTTCAATATCTCCACTTAATTCTGGAGTAATAATCGAAGTAAAATTTGTAGTAGAATTTATTTTAAATTGTGGGGGATTTGATAAATTGTATCCATTACCAGAATCTAAAACATCGATTGATGTTATCTCCCCATTATAAAGTCTATCAAAAGATTTATAGTTTTGTATTTCAACACCATTTCCAAGTATTCCAATGGATCCTGCACGAGTTGAAATTTTTTCTTTTGGAAATTCTACTGATTTTGGTATCTTTTTGAATAATTTTGTTGAAGTAAAATTATTACCATAAAGTTTTGACAGTATTAATTTCAACGTCTCAACATATCCAGAAGTTGTAGAGTTATTTTCGTCAACTTTCTCAGCAAAATTTATATAATTTTGATTTACAATATCATTTTTTGTGAATGCTAATTTTATTTCATTCGAATCAATTTTCTTTACATATAATGACAGTCCTGTAGTAATTCCAATTGCATTTTTGAATCCTGGAGTTCCTTCAATATTTTTAATTGTGTAATTTGAAACTGTAATAATTTCCCCATCATAGAATGTATGTTGACCATAAATTGAAGTGGAGATTCCAGAACTTGGAATTGCCACTTCAAAATCAAATTCCTGTTTATATGGATTGATATTTCCTGAGAAGAATCCATTTGAGGTTAGATAATAGTTTTCCGAATCCTCATATGAATCCTGAATATTGATAGCAAATTTATTGTTAATTTCTGAATATTGATCCGATGAAGATTTAACTACTTGTCTTTTAAATTTAATAACATGATTCAGAGTTAAATTCTGGGATCCACTAATTGTAAATTGATTAGATGTTTGTGAATTTGCATTACTTACAACACAATCATATAATTTTCTGTTTGTAGTTACACTAAAAACTTCTAAAACATCCCCATTTTTCAGATAGTGGGGATATTTTGTTTTGACTTCACCACTAGTTTTGCTGATTCCATATTTTCCTTCTGGAATTACATTATAAACCTCTCCAGCATTAATAATTGCTGGAACATTATACTGCAATGAGTCGGTAAAAATACTTTCTTTAGTGTAACCAAGATTGTCTACTTTTAGAAGATCATTTTCATAAGCAAGAATAGTATTTGTATTATCAATAGAAGATAGAGTGTTTAAAAGTCGAAGACTTACAGGATTGTCAATGTTACCATTTTCATATGAGTATACAAAATTTGAAGCATATATTGGAGTTGATGATGCTATTAAAGTAGTGATGCCTACACAGTCCAGAAACTCGGTGTTAGTCTTGTCTGAATACGTTACCACCAAATCCCCTACATTGAGGGTTCCTGACTGTTTAAACCCTATTGTAGAAACTGCAGAGATTGTATTGCTATTGGCAGAAACTTCCGAGGTGCAATAAGTTTTGGGAGTAATGCTAAATTCCCCAAATATTGAACCCTTTGGATTTAAATTATTTGAATATCCAGAAAATATATCAACATTATAATATTGATTTCCATCTAAGGTTACAGAACTTACTTTGTAAATCGACCCATTGGCAGGAAGAATGTCTCCATTTTCATCTTGATATAGTGTCTGCCCATTTAACTGCAGTGGATCTCCACTAATTGCTTCACAAATAAATCTTTCAGCAACAATCCATTGGTCATCAGATGTTGTAAATAACAGATCTCTTGGTTTAATTACCTTTACATCTTTACCATAAAGGACCTTAAATAAAATTTTAAATGCTTCATCAGTTCCTTTGGTCTGATAGAAACTTTTTACCTTACTGATGAAATTTGGAGCATTGATTCTTGAATCAAAATCCAATTCCTCAAATCCTGGAGAAAATTGATATTTGGTTTTTTTGAAGAACTCTAATAGAAATAAGTTGCTTAGATTTTCTACTGAAGAATTATTTAAATGCTCTTCTGTTTCTGTAGATGAGAATTTTAAATATTCTGGATTGTCTGGGTCGGAAAGTGACTCAATTCCACTAAATCCTCTTATACAACCAGTAAAGCTAGTTGTAGTGATTCCAGTATAAGTGATAATTTCATTATCGATCTTCAGCAGACCATATTGACTTGGCCAACCATTTGTTGAATCGACATAAATTACATCATCAAAATAAGAAACTTCCTGAGATAATGTAGTAGATTCAATTAAATTTTTAGAGTCGAAACTGTCAAAATTCTTATAGTCAATTATATTCTCAACAATATCAACTGTCGCACCCTGATATTCTTGTGAAATATAATATTGCTTTAAAAATTCTGCAAGATTGGGATTTTCTGTGAGAATAAATTCTGGGATTTGATTCTCAATTACTTCACTAATTTTTACTACTTTTTTATCTTGATTCATTTTAGTTTCTTATTTTTGACTCTGTGGTATAACTTGATTCTGGGGCAAATCTGCTTCCAGAGGCATTTTCACCAGATGATATAATATCTTTCGTGAGAGTGATATTGCTGCTTCCTACATCAAGTTTTAAGTAAACTGATTTCTTAGCAATAATATCATTTGAATATGGAGTTGCTTCAATTTGAATGATGTTATTTGGTACTAGAGTAGAACTCACATTTATATTATCTATATTGATTTCACCAGTAATATAATCAATTGTCCCAACAGTATTTGATTGAATTACAACTTCATTATTTTTCAATGAGAATAGGAATAGTGATCCCTTTTTCAAATCAGAATTTGGTTTATCTGAAATATAAACAGTTTCGGTATTACCTTGAATCTTAAATCCAGTTGTTCTTATATTATATCCACTTATAGAGGCATTAAATCTATTTTCAAAACACACCTCATAATTTGCTGGACCAGATACTACACCAACATTCCTTCTAATTTTAATTCTGGTAATGTTTGATGTAATTGAATTGCTTGTGGAATCAATTATTCTAAGTGATTTGCTATACTTAAATCTTCCTCCAAACTTATTCAGGTCAGAAGAATTTGAGTATGTATCTAAGGAATTATAAATTCTTGATTCTAAGTCACTTACCGACCCGACTAGATTTGAATTATAATAAATCGTAGAATCCATTTCTACGTATAATACGTTAATATCAACAAATTTAACCTTAATTCCTGCCACAGAATACTGTTTCAGAGAATTTAAAATTGTTTGTTTTGTAAATTCTGACAGATAATCAGAATTTTTTGGTTTTACTGCCAAAAATACTGTTCCATATTGTGGGGGAGATAGTTCTTCACCTCCATATGCGGTCACAGACTCTATATTTGGGTAGATTGAAGGCAATAGTGCCTCATAGTCATTTGCAGTAACTGCTCTATATTGAGAGGCATACAGTCTTGGAGCATAGTATCTTACAGATTCTACTGGTTGAATGCTATCTCCATTCGATGCAGACTGATTTGTGATTATAGACTCAGCATTTCCACTTAAGTTTGTTGTGTTATTTCCAAAAATAGTTCCAGAGAATGTAAAATTAGATGGTCCATTGCCATCTTTTCCATCAGTAGTGATATAAGTTACTGTAATTGTGCTTTGATCTTCTGGTTTTTTACCAAAAATTCCATCTCCAAAGAAAATTTCATACTTTTCATCAGAAACTTCATGAATTAAAAACACCTGAGAGTTAGAATCTACTCCAATTATGTTATCAATGTATGAATATTCAGAAGTTGTGCCAGATTTTTCTACTTTTACACGAATTGTAGAGGTATCGATGTAAGGATTTGGTAGAATATACTTCTGATTTGGTTGTGAATTGTCAACAGTAAATGTTTTTGTTAAAAAAGTTCCTTGATAGATGTCTATTTGATCAAAAAGTGCTTCTTGATCAGTAACTCCTACAGTAATATCTTCTGGAACTGAAAAAATAAAGGTAGTATTATCTTGATTTCCTGTGCAAACAATTCCTGCCTTTAGTGTTGCAGTTTTGATTGCAGCATTTGTAATGCCAGTTACATTAAACGTAATATTTGCCTTTGCTGCTCGTCTAGAAAGGGGCACAAACCCTATGTTCCTTGCAAGAGATACAACGTTCTCTCTTAGGGTAGCACTGTCCAGGAATGCCTCATTGGCAACCATATTGCTGTTATACGCAGTCAAATATGTGTTGTATGCAAGAATGTCAATTAGAACCGATAGATTAGATCCTTCAAAGTCAAAGTCAGTGAACGTGCTATTTGCTCTGAGATAATCTTTAATGGATGACTTTACTAGATCAAAGTCTAGATTTGTGAATTGAGTAAATTCCATTAGTATCTTGTTGGTTGTAATACAAAGGTTATTGCTTGTGTAGGAACAGCAAGTCCAACTATATCATAAACAATATACACTTCGAGTTCATTCTCATCTGGTCGTAAATTAACATTTACTTGCCTTAATATTACTCTAGGTTCGAAATTTGTAATTGTAGTTCTAATTTCTTCGATAATTGGATCTACAACTTGACTATCTGCAAGTTCAAATAACATATCCTCAACATTAGAACCTAAGAGTCGGTTAAAAAATCTTTCCCCGACTCTAGTTCTAACTAAATTCATCACAGATCTTTTAATTGCATCCTCATTAGTGAGAACAGCAATATCATTTGTTACAGGATGTCTTTTGAAAGACAAACTGACATCTTTAAAATATCTTGATACTGCGATTTCTACTGGCACGTTATGTTAGACAATATATTTGTATTTATTGAGGTTTTCCATAACAAGGTTCAGTTCCATAACTCCAATCGTCATAATCTTCATCATTACGAATTTTTTCATGAAGAGTTGTTTGTTCTTTCAAATGATGCTTTTTACCAATATCATCATTTACAATTTCTTGAAGTATTCTTTTTTCTGTAATTTGTTGATAATCAGTTGAGAGTTTTGTTGTTCCCCACATTTGATACATGTAATTTGAATCTCGATCTACTGGAAGATTTGACATAAGTTTACCTAATTCGAAATGAATTAGAACTTTTTACGGGGTTCCTATCCCGAAGTCTGAGATTTTATCTCTACGAAAGGTCAGGTTTTTTTGTATCCTAATATCTGAATTTTTAAATGTCCAACAATATCCTCCACTATCTAGGAACACAACCCATTCAAGATCGTGCTCCTGAGAACGGTCAATTAAAAAAAATGCCCAACCTGGACCTTTGGGGGTCAAGACTGGGATCTGTGGATTCAATTGAATCATTTATTTTCCTTGTCCTCTGTAACGTTTCTTTGCTCCATTACGAGAAGATGAAGATAGTTTAGTATGTTGAGAACAACCCTGACGAGTCTTCTTTGGTTTGCTCTCGATTACAACCTTACCATTAAGTGAAGGACGTTTTGCCATAATTTTTAAACCTCATTACTTTTACATTCTACCATAATATCCTCTGGGTTGGGAACCCCTGTCGCATAAAATTGTTGGGAAAGGTCATCCATAATGTCGAGCATTTCTTCTTCAGAAACACCCCTATGAATGACTCTCCCCTTACATAAGATATCAAATGATTCTTGTTTTTTCATGTCCTACTCGAACTTGGGGGTGGCACCAAATTTCAAAATCACATTTACGAGTTGCATCAAGACAGAATGAGACATCTTCACCACACATATCTTGAACTTCTCCAGAATCAAAAACTTGCATCTGAGGAGCAAACCAAGGATACTTCATCTCAGGATGTTCAAACACACCCTTCTTAATCAGCACCCAACCAAATCCAGTATAGTCAACTGTGAATGGTTTCTTTCTATTTGAGATAGTATCTACCATCTCATGATTCATGACTCCACCATTATTCTTAAAGTCACTTTCATCTAACCAATGAGCAACAGAGGTGGTTCTACCATCTTCAGTTGCATACCAACCACATGCAATGTCCTTATCCATTTGAACCATTGCCCAGAAGGCATCAGTATTGAATACAATGTCACTATCAATCCATAGTTGATAATCATACTGTAGATTGCCCTGCCAAGGTAGTTGATCTGGTCCTGAGAGAACATTTGCCCCAAGCACTTTACAACGTGCAAAATTAACCATTGAAGAATAGTCTTGACTAATCTGAATACTTGCACCAGATTGCACAAGATCAAAACAGAGTTGAACAAAACTCTTTAGGAAACGATATGAAACTCCTCGTCCAGGAAGGCAGAATACAATTGTCTTTCCTTTAATTCTTTCCTTACACAGATCAAGATTAAAAAGTGGTTCTTCTTCTTGTTCTGGTGCTTTTGCTTTTACAGTAAATCCTTTTGCCATAAAATTTATTCAGTGATTTGATATATCGTATCACTTCATATGATACTACACTATTTAGTTTTGGTCAATCACCCCTCCTATCTGAAAGAGAAATTGCGGACCTAAAATACACAATCACTCACAATCTATCTCCACACCATCAGTAAGATCTTTCAGTCTATCAAAAAGATCTTGACTTAGTGGAATAAGTTCCGTCTTACCAGTCTCCACATCTTCTACCAGTTGTTGCAGATACTCCAGAAAGTGCCTGGGATAGGTATTGTCTTCACCAAGGGACACCCAGAACCATTCATAACACTCTGTAAAAGGGTCATCTTCCTTCAGTAAGGCATAATGACTATAATCTCCCTTCATCAAGTCTACCCAGATCTTAAAGGTGCCTCTGATGTTACTCCACCCAGTTGCTATCTGATAGTAAAAGTAATCAATTTGTGTCATCACATACCTCACAGTTGATGATTAAAAATTCTTCTACCTGAAAATCTGTGGAAAAACCTGCACTAATCATTTTGTGAATGTCTGTGAGAGCACCCTGGCATTGTGCCAAGTCACCCTCACAGAATACACGATTTCTTGCAATCAACTTATAGACCATTTTTTCCATCAGAAATTTTTTTATATATGTTCCATCCAAGTATTTTTGAGGTCTCCCACAGGCAAACACTAATATAACTCACCTCATCCCAAGGACTTGTCTCCGTGCCCCACACAGTATTATACAATAACCTCACAGGAGTTTTTTTACCCCAAAAAATTTTTTTAAGCATTCGAAATCACTCTCTCGTTTTCAAAGTTTTGTAGGTTAGGGTTGTTTTGAATTTTATAAATCGCATTACCACATAATATAATACAACAACCCCCGATATAACTGTCGATGGACGAATCGAAATACTGCTCTATAATTATGCACGAAGTGCAAGTATAAACAATAGACTGTCAAGTGCCACTGTCACGAGGTCCTCACAGACTCACAGTTATTAACTCACAGTGGACTCACAGTTGTTTACATTCACTGCTGTCTCACGAATATTATACATCATCTGACGTATTCTGTCAACACTGTAATACCAAGTGCATAAGTTATGCCCCTATATGACTAATAAGAACACGAAAAGTTGGGATATACCTATAACTTGTCAGAGGACTATTACAGGTCATTCTAGACACCTCTCAGTGCATTATACTAACACGAATTGAGCACGTATTTGATAACGTCAAAATGGACGATATAGGGGTATAAAGTTTTCCACAGGTTTTTCCACAGATTTATATGAGTTTTCCACAGGGTTGTGGAAAACTATCTGTCACAAGGGGTATTGACAGATCTCGGAGTTTGTGATACATTGTGGGCCAAGATCACAAGACAATGAGGCATTTACATACATTCTCACACAATAACAAATCATTCACATTTGCCTCACAATTACATACATCAAACAGATAAACACATCACAAACACTTGAAATGGACGATATAGGTACACATTCTCCACAGTCTTGTGGAAAACTATAACCATTTTATTTACACATTAAAATAAAACAATAAGCATAACTTATTCTCCGCAATGCAATGATTGAATGTAAACAATATCATCATACAATGCATTACAATAATGATATTCTACCCATGCTGATTCATCATTCATCCATTCATCTTTACTCATTGCATCATTATACTCTCTGAGTTTAAGCATTGATAGTCCTCGAATCACTCTATCAATATCATTGGGATGAAGAGTAATGCGAATACCATTCTCAAACCTTACATAATCATCAGTCATTTTGTTTGAAGAATTGCTTGTGCAATGAGTAGAAGATCATTACCTGTTTGTGCTTTAGATAGCAGTTTGATTTGTTCTTTGCGTTTCATCTTTGTTTTAATCAATTGCTAGTTGTGCGTTCAATCAGTTTAGCAGGTGAACCACAAGACTTGTAAAAGTCTACCATTCTTTTTGCTTCATCAAGAGTATTAAAGAATTGAACTCTCCACTCTTGATTACTATATGGAGTCTGATAAGAAATTTGATACATTTTCATTTGTTGATCAGAGTTTGAACTTCATCAAAAGACTTACACTGTCCTGCTTTAATAGCATTGGTGATGTTGTAAGTCACAAATCCACATCGTTCAGTATTCGGATCACAAATAGCATAACCTGCTTGTTTGGTCTGAATATCAAAAACAGTTTTAATCAGCATTGTTAAATCAGAGATTGTGAAGATTCAGGGGCATACAAGAGATAAACTTGTAACCAGCAAGATTACCAAAGTTTTGAGTAGTTGCCTTATATTCAGATGTTGCAAGAATCGTTTTGGTGCGATTCGTATTGCAATGCTGATAGATGAACTTTTGAATCATTTGTGAATGAAAGAATAAAGATCAAACAAGAGAGAGTGCATCTTTCTTTTGTTTTGGATTCTGCGTTTGCTTAATCCAAGTGGACTTGTGATTTGAATTGATCTGCGAAGGGAGTTTGGATTTACCTTGCACATCATTCACAAGTTGAATGAAATTGATGAAGAATTGCTTCTCCATTCGTTGAGCAGTGGTCATCTCTCATCTCTGAACTCCGTTCAGTCTACCATGCCAGAGGGCACTGTGCTCATTTACTGTGCCAGTGCTACAAGTGGCACATGGTATCATTGGACTCATTGTTTTTGTTGTTTTGTATTGTCTTGAGAGTATGCCTTAAACATTGCAGCATCCCTTTGAATAAGAAAAGCATTCCATCCAAGAATAACAGCAGAGGCAATCAATGCTGTGGCAACATACTTACGATTCACTTTGCAGAACCTCCAGTGTTTTTGAAGATAGCATTAGCAAGAAAGATAATAGCAAAGTTCTGCCAGAAGGAAAGAGATACACCAAACCAAGACAGAATCAAACCAAGCAACCATGCTTCAAAGAATAGTCCAGCAACAGCAAGTACAATTACACCAAAAGCAAGACCAAAAGCAGTAGAAGTTTTCATAATAGTTTAATTCACAGCAAGGACAAGATGGGCAACTCGATTCTCAGGAACAAACTCCTGAAGTTTATCATTGATTGCATAAAATTGATTCTGCATGTTGAAATAATACATTGCAAGACCAGAATCACATGCATTCTCTGCTTGACATAGTTTTATCTCAAGAGCAGCAATAATATCAAGCAACTCACCAGATGTGAAAGAAATAGAAGTCATTTAACGTCAAAAATGTCGAACAGTTCTCGTTGAGTTTTAGTAAACAATGTATCCTCTGGAGGATAATTGTAGAGTTCCAACTCAAACTCTTTGTAGAAGTAAAGAATGTCTCGCAGAGCAATCAATTGCTTCTCACTCAAAACTTCTTCAATTGTCAGCACAGTATCAAGCATAGTTTCAGTAATCAGTTCCATCGTTTTGACATTGTTGAATCCAGTAAGAATAGGCAGGAAAGTTTTGTGGGTGATCTCGATCCCTACTATACCAATTAAATGCAAGATTCACTCTATTCTCTGGAATCTTCAAATAAGGAATGGTGGATAAATGTGGAATGTAAGTCACCTTTTCTTTGCTTGTGTCCTTGTATTATAGGGCATCAGGAGGGTCAGTGCTCATTTAGTGTGCCAGTGCTACAGGTGGCACATCATACACACAACTCACCCTTCACAAAGATAGCATTTACCACATTCTCAAGTTGACGAGCAATCTTATCACCATAATTGTTATTCACAGGAATGGTGATAGTGCCAAATGGTTTCTTATAAAATGCAAACTCACCTGCTTTCATCTTACCATCTGCAATTGCTTTACGATCATCCTTGTTCATACGAATCACACGACCAATAGTTTGTGCCATCTCAATCACAGGAAGATTGCGAAGCATAATGCAATGAGTCAGACCGTGAACATTCATACCCTCAGACAAGATGCTGTAATGAAATACAATGAACTTCTTATCGGGATCAGAACCAAACTCACTCATCTTGTCGAAGAATACTTCACGAGACACTTTCTGTTTGTCGATGTAAGCACCATGCTTGGAAGTGATGTGCATAATTGTATAACCCATATCATTGAGTTGTTGAAGCAAATCACTCTCAGTAAACATTGCCCAGATTACTTTAGTGCTAGGAGCAGCAACAAGAACCTTAGGAACAGTATTCTCATCAATCTCTGAAAGAATACCAACAATGTTCTCTGCATCTACAAATGCAGCATTTTCTTTTGTGCGAATAGTTTGTGCTTCATAAGGCACAATCTTGGGAGGAATGATACTACCAGCATCAATCAGTTCTTGTGCAGGAATAGAGATAATCTTCTGACCATACACATCAGTATTGTTCATCGACTCTTTATTATTGGTGAACTTAGGAGTCGCAGTGAAGAAATAAGCATTATCTGCAGCTGCAGATGTATGAGCAATACCTACAAAGTTAGATGGTTTCACACAATGATGTGCTTCATCGAAATATACAATATCAATTTCAATGTTTGCTTGATTCACACGACCAATCGAATTGTAAGTGGTGAAGATAAAGTGATGCTTTCCACTTCCGATTGCAGTGTCATTGTATTCTGCAATGACAGATGAACGTGTAGAGGATTGATGATGAGTTTCTCCACTATGAACATGCATATAAGAAACATTCTGGTCTTCGAGATAGTCTTCGAACTCTGAACAGAGTTGATTTGCAAGAAGAATACGAGGTGCGACAACAACAATCGTCAGAGGATTATCTGCGATTGCAAGTCGATATTTTACATCTTCCATCATTACTACAGTTTTACCACCACCAGTAGGAATATAAACTGTTCCCTTGGAATGTTCTTTAATGGCATCAAGAGTGCGTTGTTGATAAGGAAGGAGAGTCAGCATCAGCAATCAATTCAATAGGACTATTATAGCACCTTCTGGGTGCCTGTGGGGAGTTTATGGACAGTGCTACAAGTGGCACATAGTATAGTAAATAAGAGCCCCCGATCTGATTCGAACAGACGACCAATGGTTTACAAAACCATTGCTCTACCACTGAGCTACAAGGGCATAAAATTATTTGATTTATTTATCCCAGTTTGACCAAATAAACCACAGAATCAAACCAATTCCACCAAATAGTAGAATATACTTCCAAGCAAAGATAATGAATGCAATTAACAGTAAACCTAGAATACTTGCACCATCCATAGAACCTGATGATGAACTATTGCTATCATCATCTGATGATGAATTATAACTGGCAGTTGCATTTAATAGTTTACCACCAGTGCTAGATTCTGCAATGCTTTTGGCATCATTATAATTATATGCCTCAACTGTCAAGTGTTGAATATAGTTTGAAGGCATACGAACGGTGCAATTCCATTCATTCATCACATAAACTCCATCATATAATAATCAACAGTAATTTCAAGAATTGCTGCTTTCATTTCAATTTCCATTGCATACTCATCTGCAATTTGTTCATCATCATCACTTTCACAGAAGAGATCGAGAGTAGATTCGTGCATTTTGTTTTGTTGAAAAATAGTATGAAGAATGAACTTAAGCATTAAAACTCAATTGGTTCAAGAGTAGGAACAGAGAATCCAAAAGTGCTAGGACAAACTTCCTCAAACTTATCAGTTCCTGGAATCTGTGTGTAGCAGTGCAAAGAACCCTCTAGAGTATTATTAAGAGTTTCATTCACCTTTTCATCTTGAACAGACTCATTATACTCAGTTTCTTGAGTATTGTCAACTACATCAAAGATGATTAGATTGATACAAGCATCTTTAGCATCTTTGAGAGTCTTTGTAACGTGCTGAGGAGTGTCTACAACATCAGTTACAATCCACTTAGCAGCAGATGCTTTACGAATGAATCCAACAGTATTAGAATCCTTCTGGACTTCGTAGATACCAGCAGACAGACGGGGGAAGGTGAAAGTCATAATGAAGAAGTGTGGATTGATTAAGTTAAGTGTGAATCAGCAGTATTCAGGAAGAATACAGAAAGAACCACAGAACTTACGAACCCAGTTCAAGGTATCAGCATAGCAACGAGGTTCAGATACTATTGTGCTCACATTCTTACGAGGATTGTAAGCAACAGCAACATAACTGTAGTAATCAGGAGATTGCTCAATCTCTTGAATCCACATTTGATTCACATTACCATCGTGCCAATCCCAACGGGAGGTGGTGTAGTTAAAGATAGTATCGAGATCGGTCAAGTGGTCTCCTTTGCTTGTGTCCCTGTATTGTAGGGCATCAGGGGGGTCTGTGCTCATTTAGTGTGCCAGTGCCACAGGTGGCACATGGTATCACTTTGTGGACTCTTTCATCAAAGATACTCTATCTAATTTCTCTGGATAAACTAAAATGCAGACATCTCTTACTTTAGAATCAAATCTAGCAATGCACACAGTAAAATACTGCTCAGAAACAAATCTTACTGTTCCTGGAATTCCGTTGTAATAAACTTCTAATCCCTCTGAGATTACCATATTTTAGTAATTTAACAAAATGAAATTCAACATCATTTTATCACCTCAAGTTTGCGTTTGATATGTTGCAATGCTTGCTTTCTTGCTTTAAGTCTTGATTTGCAAGTTCCTTTAGTATTCTTTTGTTTACCTGAGTTGTGTTGCCAATTTGGTGTCACTGTTCTTTCCTTGTGTTCTTACACTATAGCACACTCACCCCATAGAAGGTGAATGTGGTGGACACTTGCAAGAGTGGAACTAGATGTAGACATATTCTTTCCACTCAGGAACATTAGATTTATTTAGTGAGAAGATAATCTTGCTCACTGGTCTTTGTGGTTTCTTCATCAATTTCATTCCAGTGTGCTCAAGAAGTTTATCACTCTTCTTTGTATTGCAAGAGCAACAAGCAACAACAAGATTCTCCCAAGTATCTTCACCACCACGAGATTTGGGAATAATATGGTCAATCGTGAGTGATCGAGTAGATCCACAATATTGACATTTATTATCGTCACGTTTGTAAATCATTGCTCTGCTTGGACGATCTTGCATTAGTGTTTCATATGGCAACTTAATGTAATTGACTAATCGAATCACTCTCTTACCGAGTGCTTGTGCTTTATTTTTGAGTAGTAAAACTACTGCTCTTTTCCAATCACAAAAATTGAGAGGTTCAAAACTTGCGTTTAGAACAAGTATAGTTTGATTTGGTTCAATTTTTAAGTAGTCCATCGACCTTTTGCGTGTTTATAAGATGAGGAGATTCTAACTCCCTCAGTATCTAGATGTCAAAGAATTTATCTGGATAGAATCCAGTATTTTGACCAGGATAACCACCAGGATTACAAATTACATTACACTGTTCAATCATATAATTGAAGTAATTGTGAGTGTGACCATGAACCCAGTATTTAATTTGTGAATGATTTGCAATCACATCATCAAGATTACTACAATAAGCACCGTTAGCATGTTTCTTAAACTCTTGTGGAACCGATTGATAACTTGGTGCATGATGACTGATAACAAATACATTGTCATTCAGTGTTTGTAGTTGATTCAGTAGATACTTCTTACTTTCTTTATGAAATGCAAGAGTATCATCTGCTCTCAATTTACGATACTTGCCACCAATACGAATGACTTGATAATCATTCATATTACACTCTGCTTCCATCATCTCTAGAGCATTTTCATTACGAAAATCAGTCCAAAGTGTGAAACCAATAAAGTTCCAGTTATTGATGGTTATTGTATCATTATCAAGAAGATGAAAATTATGTGGTAGATTATCTTTTATCTTTTTCTTTGCACCATCATAATTGTATCCATAGAACTCGTGATTTCCCATCACATAAAGAACTTTATTATAGTTCTTGCTGCAATCGTTTAGAAACCTATCATAGACTGCGTGAATATATCCATTAGTCGTAAAGTGCTTGGCACAAAGAATGTCACCAGCAAGAATTAGAACATCACCTTCACCAACATCAAATACTTGACAAGCAACAAAGTGCTCAAGATGTAAATCACTAAGAACTTTAAGTTTCATAATAATAAGAATAACGTTTCAGGAGGGACTCGAACCCCCGACCAACTGCTTAGAAGGCAGATGCTCTATCCAACTGAGCTACTGAAACATAGACCCTCTGGTTTGTGCATTGTGAAGAGGCATAGAGGGTGTGGGACTTACTTAAAGTTTGGACCTTTAATGCCCCTAGAAATTAACCGTTAAGGACTTGAGGTTCGGAATCCTCTGAGTCAAGTTTATTTAGCACATACTGAATTGTTTTCAGTTCTTCCTTGAGGTCATTCTCAAGTTCCTTGAAAGTCTCAACCAATGCCTCAAAGAGTTCAGAACCAGTCAAATCTTGATAATCACAATCATCAAAGAAGTTTTCACGAAAATACTCAGTGAGTTGGTTTTTCAGATTTTCAACAATTTGACGAGAAGCAGACTTAGAACGACGTGCCATAATAAAGAAAAAAGTTAGTTAGTTAAACTGCAATCAGACGTAAGTTACAGTGCCTTCAACATCAGTGATGGAAGCATAACCGTCATCCTCAGAATCCACAGGTTCAGAATAGTTCTCAAGCACAGTGGAATCATAATTGTCCAGTGCTTCAATGAGTTCAGCACCAGTTTCTGCATTAGTCAGATTGACAATCAGTTGAGAACCAGCAGGGTTGGTATCAACGATTTCAGCAGCAAGAGCAATCAGTTTAGCAGACATTTAAGAAAAAGTCAAGGTTAATATTTGGGTATTGTTATACCCAATTGGAATGGTGAGAGTTGAACTCACGACTTCTGCGTTATCAGCACAGCACTCTACCACTGAGTTACATTCCAGATAAGAAATCAAATACTCAGAGGGTATTCAATTTCATCTTCGTCAGGAAGACCAAATTCAAGACTAATATAGTCTTCATAGTCAATGCCGAGATACTTTTGAGCAAAGTCTTCGTAATCATCGTGAAGCACACAAGTGTCAATCATCTTGAACCCTCCTTGACTCGATGAATACATCATAGCACGTTCAGGACCGTCTGGCAAGTGATGTGTGCCACTAGAAGAAGTGGCACAAGGTATTAAACATCATAAAACCTATTTTGCCTCAGTTCATCTTGATAAGTTTTATTTTCCCATTCTTCATTCCAAGGAAAAGACAACATAAAATTATAATGTACCATCCAACGACTAGAAAGTTCTAGGATTTCATTATAATTTTCAAACTTATCGTAGAACCCAGTTGAATCAAAAATTAACATGGTTTTGATTGATTACGAAGTAATTATAGCAGGGTTTGGGGTGCTGTGCTCTTTTATTGTGCCACATCTACAGGTGGCACAATGCCATCAAACTGCTCCAGCAGTTCTGGATTGTATTCTGCAACCTCTTTAATCAGTTCGGCATCATTGTAAGAATCAAGATTGCCTACCAAAGTATCATAAGCAAACGACACTAGAGTATCCATATCCATTCCCTCTACGATAAGAGAGGCATAGTCTTCAATCAATTGATCTCGATCAAAGTTCATTTTATTGAATTTAAGGATTTCAGTGTAAAGGTCAGTCATAATCAATAAGATGAATCAATCTCAGCAAGTTTTTTCTGTTGTCTCAGGTCCTTAACAATCAATTGAAGTTCACAAATGTCCTCATTTAGAATTGTGAGATCATCATAAATCATTTCTGCTTGATATGCACTTCTGCAATTTTTATATTGCTTTTGAAGTTTATCAAACTTTTTCTTTGCCTCTTTAAGTTCTTTTTCGTATTCTTGAATAGATTTTGAATAATTCATTTGCGGTAAGGACTGAACCAATAAGAACGGAAAACTGCAACAACAATAATAGCAGTGCTAATGATGCCAATCAACCCAATAAAGGTAGTTGCATCACCATTGAAATTAAGTGTATCTGGGGTCATCATTTGAGTGATTTACTTCGTAATCATAGCACCTCTGAGGTGCGAAATCAAGTGGTAGTGGACAGTGCGAAAACTGTCCACCGTTATACTTATGTAGTCAGTATATGAATAAACAGTGCTCGTCACCATTTTCCTCGTTGAATCATAATCTTTTTAATCTCAGTATACACAAACTCTTTCAGTTTAGTATCTTCAGTTGTTTCATATGCAACATAAAGTCTATTCAGATAATTTTCTTGTGTGCAAATTTTAACTACTTTTGCATCGGTCATTCCAATATCACGCAAAGGAGAACCTGCTTTAACTTTTGCCCTACCAAAGTTGCCAGATACAGAACCTTGAGTGCGAAGTTTAGGTTTGATTTTAGAAAGATTGGAAGCAGTCATTGCCCTTTTTGAGTATGCACTCATTATAGGGTAGAACCTACCCCATTGGGGGGTGGTCTGTGCCAGTTCCACAAGTGTCATAGTCATTTTTCATAAGTTCTCTCAACTTCTGTTTGCCATATTCAGTGAGTTCGTATTTCTTATTGCGAAGTTCTTCTACTTCTTCTTGTGAAAGATA